AGCTAAATACCGCTGTGCGTTTTTATTCACGAATTTCCCGCGCCCGGTCATCCGAACGGCTCCCATCGGCTCGACTGGTATGTTAAGGGTGATCATTCCGCCGCCTCCAATAGACCGGGATTTTCATACTCGTTCCCGATAACCTTTAAATTCCCCAGAAATCCGCAAGGGACATTGTGCTTTCCTCCGAACGAGCAGATGATGCGCCTTTCTAGCAAATATTCCGGGCCGTCTCCACCAAAAGCCTGCACAAGGTTTCTCGTTTCATATTCGACCACATCCCCCGGATAGATCATTTTCTCTTCATCATCTTTCACGCCGGTTCCCCACATGAGCACCGCGTCTTTATCATCGCTTGATACAACACAGCCGCCGCCGAAAGCGTGCCATAAGAACCAACTTCCATCGTTTTCGATGGTCAGGCTTATCCCCTCATCATCCCAATAATGCATTTGCTCGCCGTCCCATACGCGATAGTGAAGATGTGTCATTTTGTAGCCTCCAATAGCTCAGGATTTCGATACACGTCGCCGATGACTTCGATTTCCTCAATACGATACAGAAGTCCGCCCCCATCAACACGAAAGCTGCATGTTTCTTCATCGAATTCAACTTTACCGAGAACGATGTCATAGCCACCATGCCAATGTGAATCACGTATTCCTTTTACGACATCCCCCTCGTAAATCTCCCGGCCGTTTTTGTCCTTCAATCCGGTGTATTCTGTGACCGGTGCCTCTTCATCTGTGAAAACTCTCCAATCAGGCAAGAGGACCACCCCGCCGTATTGATTGACATACTCCGTCCGATTTGTGAAATATTCAACCCCCAAACCCTTTTTATGTTCTTCTGACGCTACGAATCTATAATCGCTATTACCTTTCGGATAAGAATTTTCAGAGTAAATCATTTTGTTAACTTGTTTCACAAATGCCCGATATTTTCGTTTTCTCATTCCCCTTACCTCCCGTCATCTTTTAACCATTGTTCGATCTGTTTTTCCCTGTATCCGGCCAGCATAATGATTGACAGCAGTGCCCTCATATCAACTTCCACCATTCGAACACTTTTTTCTGCTCCTTCTTTTTCCGCCCGATCAGCCGTAAGATGAGTCGTTTGATCTTTTGCATTATTTGACTACCTCCTGTCCCGCTTGATTTACTTCGCGATGAATTTCAGATAACGCGTGAAACACCGAATTTTTAACCCGTTCCATTTGTTCAAAAGCTTCATGCGGCGTCATTCCTTCGTCTTCAACTAACCGAGTCACCCCTATCACGATCATCATTGTCCCGGCGCTCCGTCCTATTTCCTCTTGGCTCAATATCATCGGTTTTCTCATCCCTCTACCTCCTGGATGCGTCTTAATTCGCTTGTAAGCTCTTCAAACCATTTCCTATCCTTTACGTCTAGGGCGACGTCTATCAGCGCTCTCAGATCATCCTGAGTGTATTTCGGGGCCGTTCTCGCAGGAATCTTCTTTAAAGTGTAAAAACTCTTCAAATACGTTTGACCGTTTTTCGTTTGAACTGCCGCCTGTCGACTGTGATTGTTAATTCGAATGATGCACCCTGTTATTTCTTGGTACTCGAAATTAATGCATAAGCTAAAGCTAACCCAATCACCCACATTTAGCCTTGTCACCGTAAATACTCCCCTTTCGCTCTTTGAGTATCCCGCGTTCGCATAGATCGACAATCAACAAGAATACTTCCAAAGCCGGGCGTTCAAGTGCCGCCGCTGTTTCTTCGATGGGGACGCCCGCGCGCCAGTCCTCTTTAACTCGCTTCATTTCGTCTTCCGTCCAACCAAACTCGCATTTAGTCAGCATGATGTACATTACGCACTCTTCTCCTGCTGCCACTTTTGAATGATCGCATTAAGCTGACTGATGGTATCTATTAAGTCCTGTTTCTCAATCTTGCAATTCGGGCAGGCATGGAATGCGACCATGCTGGAATTTTTTACCCTGACAACCTTCTGACCGTTGCACAAACTGCACATTGTGTTTCCTCCTTCTAATCAAGTTTGTGGCCTATTTCATAATCAACGCGTTTACACTTGCCGTTTATCGTCTGAATAATTGTTTTTCCATGTTCCGGGGCGTCCGTTTCGTATGCCGTCCCGTTGTTCCCGTCCACCACAATGACGCGGATTTTGCCTTTCTCCATCGTTCCAGTAAAGCTAAGATCATCATTGATAGTTATTGTTTTCGGCTTCACTCAAACCGCCCCCAGTGTGCTATAATTGAATTACCCACAGTTCATAAAGCATCGGAGCCTTTAGGTTTCGGTGTTTTTGTTTATTCGTAAAGCAGTTGCAACAACTCCTCGTTTTCCTGTTTAGCTATCTTGCTTCTGACTTTTTCATCTGGCATTTTTACAGGGAAAGCGAGCTTTTCAACCCTGCTGCTGATCCTGCCGCCCGGATACTTCAAATCCAGTTCGTCAATGGCTAAGTTACTTGTGAAGATGGTCGGCTTTTTGTTCTGGAGCCTGTAGTCCAGAATGCGAGTAAACGTTTCTTCTACCCAATCCGTCGCTTTTTCTACTCCGATATCATCCAAGATCGCCAGATCGGCCGTTTTTGCCGCTTCGATAATGTCGGAACTCTTAACCTTCGAATCAGCTTCAAAGGTCTTTTTAATCTCTCCAATCAGATCTGCAGTTGAGGAATAAATGATTTTCAATGGATTATCCGGCTTGTCGTGCATCTTGGTGATGGCCTTCATTATGCTTGCGGCTAACCTCGTTTTGCCGCTCCCCTTTTCATGGCTGTAAAAATACAACCCCTTCCCCTGCTCGCGCATCTGCTCGAATTTCAATACATAGTTTTTCGAAATCCGCTTTGCGTTCGCCGCGCGCTCCTTCGATTCGTCATTTTCATAGACATCTATTTCAAAAGAATTTAATGTTACGTCTTTAAACTCTTCCGGCAGCCGGGCGCCCATCAGCTTTTTTTCTAATAGTTTGACAGCCTTACAGGGGCATTCTTTCATGAATTCCCGGTTTTCTTGATGGTCTTTGATCCAGATAAGCCCCGAGCCGTCGCATTGCTTGTAAATGCAGTTTTCCTCAGAAATCACAGTGAGTGTCTCGTATCTTTCCGGATAAGCCCTTTGCTCTTGCAAGCGCTTCGAGTCTTTCAACCTCTTCGCTAGTCCGGGATTCGATTTCTCCAACTGCTTTAGGGTATCTTCTAAACTGTTCACCTTTCCTTGTACCTCCCTGATTCATCAATTTCATGAGGCCCTGCCGCGCTTTGTGGTCATCCGTGTTCCTCAGAATGCCAAGCGTGTATTTTTCTTGTCGGTCGTTGTATTTCTCGACATGCGTCCACATTGCGTAATGCAGTTGATCGACACTGTACTTGCTCATTTTTTCAAGATGAGTCATTATGACGTTGGCCGATATTTTGCCTGTTGTTCGAGTAAGACGGAGGCAGTCAAGATATTGAACTAAGATGCTTTTTTTAATCCCTGCTGGGAGAGTCTCTTTTTGAATTGTCAGTTCTGTTAATTTTTCAATCTCTTCTAAACTTGAAAGATTTATAGATTTAAGACCAACCGATTCCAGTTCATTTTGAAATGCATCTGTTTTACTGATGTCCTGTTTTTCACTTTTATCCGGTTTATTGTTAGTCTCTGTAGTAGTCTCTGTGTAGTCTCTGGTATTGGTGTACCCATTTTGGGTAGACCGGTCTACCCATTTTGGGTAGTCGCTATACTCATTTTGGGTAGACCCTCTACCCATTTTGGGTAGTCGGTCGTAATCGATGGAGTACCATTTTGTTTTGTCGTATTTCGCTTTGTTGTAATTTCCTGTGATCAATATGCCGGACTTTTCAAGTTTTTCTACAGTTCGTATCAGCGTATTTTTTGACCAAAACGGAAACTGCTCCAACCACTCGTCATAGGTGTTATAAATCCACTTTCGACCGTCTCTTTTTTTACCTGATGACTTTAACCAGTAATGGACTTGTTGAAGAACGATCGCTTCATTCAATCCGATTTCTTTTGCTAAAGAAGGAATGACAATCAAGGGATATTCGTCTAATAGCAAACCGTTCAATGCCTCTGCCTCCTTTTCTCCGTCCGTCTCTTGATGATCTGTTAATCTCTCTTTGGCTTTTCTCCGGTGATTTTCTCGTAGTCGACGTAGGCCAATTCCTTATACATAGGGTGTAATCTTCTGATTGACCACAAGCACATGCTCCTTAATTCCGTGTTTTCGGCCGTAAGTTTTTTGTATGCCATCATTAACTGTTCTTTGCTCCATGGAATGTTCATATCTTTCCCCTCCTGCAATAATCAATGGAAAACCGTATATATTTCTTCTAATTGGCTGCATATTTCAAACTGCCAGTCGTTATCCTTTGTCATGGTCGCAAGTAAAGACTGGTTTTTTAGGTGCGCCACCTTTCGACAAAGGTTTAAATTTGCATCCAAGCAGATGTTTAATTCCGTCTTTTCTTCTTCGGTCAATGCCCTGTGGTTTTTCTCGATGTTTCTTAATTCTGCCAATCTTTGATGTACTCCCCACATGGAACGCTTCTCCCTTCAAAGTGAAATGATGATAAAGCCCATGAACACATACCAACCGAACAGGATGGCCGCCAGCACGACGGCCGTGATATTCTCGGTTCTCTGCTGCTGTTTCCGCGACATCCGCGCCCATTTGCGGGCGATTTTGTTCATCGTGATGCGCCGCCTTTCTTCTTAACTTGCTGCCGGTGCGTCAATAATTTCCGGCGATTCCTCAAAATCGTAAATCGGTTTTGGTTCTTCTTTGAAGCTTGAATGCACCGTTTCGTCCCTCGTTATTTGATTCTGAATTTCGACGCTTATCGGCATGTATTTAACAAGCTGCTTGATAACCGTCTTTTTTGCCATTGATTCATAATGATCAGCCCAAGGGCCAAAATGCTCCCCGTTCCTTTGTGACTTGCTGAATTTATCGCGAACCTGATTGACTTGATCAACGCTCATGACCGTGAAAGCATGGCCGCCGTCTTTGAATCGAGCGTAAGCATAGAAACATTTGAGATTGCCGCGATCAGCTGCCATCGTTGGCTTATGATATAATCTTTCGTTTGTCCCGTACTCAAAATCAAAATCGTCCTTTTCGTAGACTTCATTCGCAACGATGCTCGTCACTTGCCCCGACCTTCTGACTAATTCGATCAGACCTTTATATCCGATCTGTAGCTGAACCTCTTTGACCCATTCATCTTTTCCTGTTTCCGGGTCTTTCTTTTTGTTTTTGAAAGGTACAAGATAGGCTGATCCAAGCGCGTCCGGTTCTAAACCAACTTGTGCCGCTTGCATCACGGCCCCGAGCAAAGATTCAGGCGTACACCCTTTAAGAGCAGGATTTTTTCTAAACTCTGTAACCGCTAAACGAATCAGCCTGTCGGCGTCCAAGTGTTTAGGCAAAGCCATTTCAAACGATTCTTTATGTTTCATCATTACATCAAGAATTGTTTTTGGTTTGTCACCTTGAGCAACCTCGTTTTTTTGCTCCTGCTTTGCTATGTCATTTTTTAGTTTTTCCGCTTGCGTCATCGCGTTTTTCCCCTTTCATTACCTAATTGAAAATCTTGAACCGTTACCCTCTTTCACATACTGCCTGTAGATGTCAGGGTGTTCTCTCTTGAATTTTTCTTTGTCAAAGCGTTCAACCGGGAACCTCGACCAAGTGACTTTTTTGTCAGCAACAAAACCGTGTTTCCTTTCACCGAGAATCCCTTTGATCTCGTTTTCAATGGCCTGCTTCTTCTCTGTCAGTTCGTTGATCTTCTCTTTCGTCCGCTCGTATTCTTCAATCTTGCTATCAAAGTATCCCGGCAGATCAACCGAATCCTCGACATGCTCCGGGTACATGGCCGCCAGTAAATCCTTTGATGATTGCGACCCGTCAAACGGCGGCGGCACTCTTTTAGAAACGTGTTCATTCCAGAAATAAGCCGCCTTTTCTTCCATGATCCGTATCAATTCATCGTCGCGCTCGATCTCATGGAATCGCCAAGGGTTCACAACATCCCCTAATATAAGGGCGGCCAAATGCCATTTTTTGAACCCGGTTACACTCATGTACCATTGGCATTGAACAAAATACGCATCGGGCACGCTGTCTGCCGTCCATTCATCACGCTTGTAAACTGTCGCCGTCTTGCACTCAAGACCTTCCTTCCGGCCGACAATCAGGCGGTCAACATTCGCCAAAAAATACGGGTATTTCTCATGTTGTAAAATGGCGTTCCGCTTCTTCACTTTCAGCCCTTTCCTCCGGCTGAATTCCTGGGCTACGATGTCCTCCAATAGATTCCCGAGTCTTGCCGCCTCGCTTTCGTTATCCTCTAAAGGACTTTCGCCGATCTTATCCATGTATAATTGAATGGGACTTTTCCACTTGTTAAGTCCGAATATGGCAGAAACATCGCTCCCACCAATGCCTCGCCGTCGCGCTTCTAACCATGCTTGTCGTTCCATTCCTTCGGTAGATGTAAGGATTTTAGCCATTCTTTCACCTTCTATATTGTTTTTCAGGCAGAAGACTGATATAATTTGTATTTGGAAAGTTTATCTACGCCTTTCCACCAGCCAATTAATTCAACACTTGGTATTTGATCTTGTTGAACCTTTTTTAAAGGTTCTTTTTTTTATGCCTCGTCGTCTTCGTTTTCTTCCTCTTCTTCATACCGCAAATAATCCTTTGGATAGCCGTAACGGTTGATTTCTGTAATCATCGGGTGTTCAATGTTCATTTAGAAAAAGCTCCTTTCATTGATTTCTTGACATACTGATCCCATGACAAATGTAATTCGGGGTGGTCTCGGATTCTTGCACACCATTCCCTAACCTCTGACGCTGTTGCCGGCCTGTGAAGGTAATGGAGCATCAATGTATTCCCCTTGCCGGCGGCTTAACAGGGACAACATTCAGCCCTCTTTTGGCGAACTCTGACGCGATTTCGTGTAGTTCCACTACTTTTTCAGGATGCTGCATTTTCTTTAAGTCTCTGCTGTGATCGACTATGCTACCCGCAAGTTCTATACACCCATCAAAATCACCCTCTTTGACGGCATCCTCCAATAGTTCAGAAACGAGATATTGCAATGACTCGTAAAGTCGTTCCGCCTTCTCCCTGTCAGACTTCAAAAAATGATTTAAGTTCATTCGAGCCACCCTTTCGCTTTCCATGTAATAGTTGCTTTTTTGTAGCACTCTTTTAGAGAAATGTTGTATTCCTTCGCCAATAAGGCCGCCAAGTTTTTAGCCCATGCCTCCACGTCCAGAAGTTCTTTTATGGCCCCTTTCACACGCTCTCTTTCATCAAGTGAAATCAACTTCGGATTCTTAACAAAACTCACGTCATTAAGCGTTTGAACGGCTTCTGTCGCCTGTGTGACCATGATTTCCTCGAAAGCCAGCCGATGACGTTCGACAGATTCCCCGGTGAAGACAGGCGGCGAACATCCATCGCTGAAACTGTTCAGAATCCCTATTGCATAAAACGGCTGATCGAATTTCCTTAGTGACGTTTCCGCCACATCCCACGGCATTTTCCTTGTTCCGTTTTTCATTTTGCTAACCATTGACTCGGAAACGTTTAGATCAAGGGCCAATTGCCCGTTTGTCATGTTCTCCGTTTCGAGTAGATGGGTTAATGATTTAGACACTAATTCCGCCATCCCTTAACTCTCCTTTGTCCTATGTTCTCTATTTTTCTGTACAGATTCTGGATGTATGATTAAGGCATAAGATTAAATAACTTCATCAAATTTAAAGTCATTGATGTTTACCTTGAATTGAATAGCCATTTCCTTGACTATCTGGATGTAGATTTCAACTAAGCGCTTTTCCTCGGCGATCACGTCTAATTTGTTGATTTTCTTTACATAAGTTTTGGACATGCCTTGTGATAGCGCGCGTTCTTTTCGATTGTTTAAACGGATGTCGAGTTTGCAGCCTGCCCGCTGTTCCAAACGCTCATAACTAAGATTCATGACGCTTCGGTAAGGCTCGACTCCGGTCCAGTTTTTCGCAATCCTTTTTAAGATGACATTTACCTTTTCACGCCATCCGACATTGTTCATGGAAACGATGTTTGAAATATTGTTTACTTGACCTTCTAGCTGATTCATGCGTTTGTCGTGTTCAACCAGTTGGTTGATGGTTCCTTGCAAAACTTCCAACGGCGTTTTCGGTTGTTCCATTTGATAAGAACCTGTTTTCCTGATCGTCGGGATGACTTCGTGAGTGATCCAGCGTTTGAATTGTTTGGCTTCTGGTTTGCGGCTGCCAAGAATCAAAGTGTAAAGCCCTGCTTCATTGACAGCTTGCATCATAATTGTTTTTGACGGTGATTGAGGGTGTGTCATTTCAAATGACATACTTTCATCATCATCTAATCGCGCTAAAGCTTGGCGGCTATTTCCGATTTCGAGGACATTACAGACATCCTTTGCAACAAACCAAGGTTCGCCATCCTTAACAACTGTTCTGACCTGCTGATCTTGATAATTGAAGACTTTTTGCAGTTGATGCATTTAACTCACGCCTTTCTTAAAGTAATGTGTGTTTTCTTCGACCCATCGCGTATTGCGCTCTACCCATTTGAAAAGCATCTGTGTTGGAATTTTCTTTCCGAACTCATCAGTAACCGGAAAATCAGGTCGTGACATCAGTTCAGACATTTTGGTAGGACCGCATCTGAGAACTTTCATTGCCTCTTCTCTTGTCAGGATGTGAGGCAGTTCGTTCAAAGAGTCTAAGCGATCAATAAAAATGTCCATTGCTCTGTCGGCTATCTTAGAAGCGAGTAGGTCAACAAACTTTTCGTCGTATTGCATAGTGAACATATAAAAACCTCCTATGCTGTATTTGATCTTTGTTTCGTATCGACACATTCGTTTTCAAAAAAAATTGTCCAATCGAACCCAAGCTCATCAGCTATTCTTTTAGCAACTTGAACAGAAGGATTTCTTTTTCCTAGTTCGATGTTGGCATAGGCCCCGCGGGATATACATACCTTTTTGGCGATCGTTTCTTGACTTTGTTTTCCGCGGTGGTCAATTAGCCATTTCCTCATGGTGAACACCTCCTTATTGTGTCGTATTGAATCATTTGTCTTTATAATATCGTCATTACGAAACATTGTCAACAACTTTTTCGTCATTTTGACACAAAACTTTTTTGTTTCTTTTTGACACGTTATAATTGTCAATTAAAGAGGTGTAAACATTATGTTTAATAAAAGGCTGACCGCTCTTAGAAAATCTATGAAACTTACGCAGGAAGAAATGGCTGCGAAAATCGGCGTTCACAGGGGTACATATGCCAATTACGAAAGAGGAAACAGGCAACCGGATTATGAAACCCTTACAAAAATTGCTGATTTTTTTGAAGTGAGTATTGATTATTTAATCCGTGGGGAAAGCAAAGAGTCTCAAGATAAAATCTTTGAGGATGAAGCAAAGAAAATTTTGAACGACCCAAAAACGTTCATCGCCGCCCGTGATGGTGAGGTAACAGATGAAATTATACAAGCAGCACTTGAAATAATAGTCGATCAACTAAAGAATAAACGGAAGCCCGACGAAGAAGATTAAAGGCGATTTTAATTCAATTCAAATGTAGGTTTTAACAAAAATGTTAATAGATTCTTGAATTAGAGATAAATTTGACCTATTATAAAAGGTACACTCGTAAAAAGAACTGGGGGGGCAATTTCGTTTGAAAAAATTTTTAATTCTATTCTTGTCAATTGGATTAGCCGCAACGCTAACTGCATGCGGATCAACTAATGACACGGCAGGGAAACCAGAAAACAAAAAAGAAGAAAAGAAAGAAGAGAAAAAAGAAGAGAAGAAGGAAGCAAAGAAAGAGTCAAAAAAATTACCGGAAATAACTGATAAAGCAAAGACCGAAACTAGTGAGTTAATAAGAAATTATGATCAAGTAAAGGATACATATATTTCTGTAAATAAAGAAAAAGCAGAAATAATACTCACTATTCAGGTCAATCCATCAGTAGATAAGAAATCCGCAGAAGATTTGGCTGACAGTTTTGTAAGGTCGCTTGCCTCTAATGCAAGCATTTATGGTGAGAATGATATTAAATCCCCTACAAAAGACAGCCTTGGAGAACTTTATGATTATTATGATCTTAAAATAGGTGTTGGTACCGACGAAAATAATTTTATTTTACAAGGCGCCAAAGTTAAAAGCAGCCCCAAAATCACTTGGTGATTTTACGGGCTTTTCTTTCACACTAAAAAAGAACACACGTTCTCTTTTTGACAAAAAAGAGAATCACTATAACTTCATAATTGAGTATAGGAGGCATTCACTTGGTGTATACAAAAAGTCATTTGGAGGATTGGATAGAAAACTTGTACAAAGAGATAAATATCACTCAGCCCGATCAGATAAACTTTGAAAACATGGCTGATGCGTTGGGTATAGAGGTTGTCTATAAACCAGTCCCCAGCTTTTCCTTTAAATATGACAACGTGTATACGATTTCATTGGATAAACGAAAAACCCGACAAGACCAATGGAACGACTTTGCTCATGAACTATGCCACCTTTACAGACACGAAGGAGATAAAAAAATAATGCCAAAATGTTGGTCAGACTATCAGGAATTTCAAGCAAATTACTTTTCATATCATTTTTGCATTCCCACCTTTATGCTGTGCAGAATGAAGATTACACATAACCTTTATTATGATGCCCGTATCATTGCCAAGGCGTTTAAAGTAACTGAATCGTTTGCGAAAACACGGCTAAAAATGTATTGCAGTAAAATGCGTCTAATCGTTTAAAAAAAGAGCCTCTATTGTAATTAATAATGATATAACCATAGAGGGGCGAAAAACATCCGATCAATCAAATACACACGATTTGAGGTGAAAAAATGTACACTCAGGAATTGATCAAAGGAAAGAAATGGCTAGCTATGGCTGACGGCCCCAAGCATCCAGTTACCGGAAAGCGCCGGCAAATATCCAGACGAGGAAGGACTAAAAAAGAGGCAGAACAGAGGGTTCTTGATGCTATCGCAAAACTCAAAGAATACGGGATCGATGAAACCATTGTAAAAAAAATGACGTTTGGAAAACTGGCTGCTGAGTGGCTACGAGATTACGCGCTCACATCCGGTAATAAGAATAATACAATCCGGGTCAGACAGAAAGAGATCAATATTTTGAATAAGTTTATGGCTCAAAAAATTATTACTGAGATCACTACAAGAGAATATCAAAAAATATTGAATGATCTCACAGAACAGGGATACGCCCGAAATACAATTAGTGGCGTTCATACTACTGCGGGAATGATTTTTAGATACGCTGTGAAGGTGAAATTACTAAAAGAAAGCCCTGTATCAGGCACAAGCGTTCCGAAAAAACGATTAACAATAGAAGACATCGAAAACAATAAGATCGATGAAAAGTACCTTGAAAAAGAAGAGCTTGAGGAATTCCTTTTGACTGTCAAGGAATTTGGATTAGACATGGATCTTGAGAGGTTTTATTTGCTTGCTTTTTCTGGTATGCGTTCGGGTGAATTGTGTGCCTTAAAATGGTCCGATCTAAATTTCGAAACAAATGAAATTCGAATAACAAAGACAATCTATTCAGAAACCAACAACATGAAGGATTATGAGTTGACGCCGCCTAAAACGCCCGGTTCCATCCGTACAATCCAAATAGAGGATCAAATCATGGAGATGTTAAAGGATTTTCAAACTGAACAGAAAAAAATACGCCTAAGATCACGTATCCCGGCAGAAGATTATCATAACGAAAACTTTGTTTTCTCAAGAGAAAACGGATATCCCTTCCTGCAATATAATATAATTGCGCGAATGAAAAGGCTGCTTGAAAAAACATCTATCAAAAAACATGCGACACCCCACATTTTTAGACATACACATATCAGCATGTTAACGGAAGCCGGTGTAGACCTGCCGACGATTATGAAAAAGGTGGGACATGATGACATGAAAACCACGATGAAAATTTATACACATGTCACAGAAAAAATGAAAAAGGATGCTTCGCAGAAAGTTCAGGAGACTTTCGGAAACATCCTCAATATCGGCATTTCGTGA